ATACTGTGGAACAACAAGACCAGCGAAGTTGGATGTATCTACATCGCGACGTTCGACTGATTCTTCCTTCATGTGACGAGCAAGACGCTCTTGTGCGGCGAAATCGCCACGAACCTGTGCATTGAACGCATCGCGAACGAATGAGTGTCCTGCATCTGGTGTATATGTGCGTGCTTCGCGCACGATTGAAGTTGTAGCCTTTGGAAGAGCATCAGCAACGACGGAGCGTGCTTCTGCTGCCTTCTTGTCAGCTTCTGCCTGAGCAGTCAACTTCTCAATTTTTGCATCGAGCGAACGTGATTCTTCAACGAGGGCATCAACCTTTTCGGTTTCCTCAGCAGTAAGGTCGGTGCGGTTCTCAGCTGCTACTGCTTCGAGAACTGCATCCATTTCAGCCTTCACTGCATCACGGCGCTCAATTACTTTGTCAAGATATGACATTATTGAGTTCTCCTTGTGAGTGTTTGTAAGGTTCCGAGGTGGTGGCGTGATGATTCACGGCGCTCAATTGAGGGTGTGAGTCTCGCTCCGACTTCGTAATCTGCTCGATTGAGCAGAAATCTATTTTGTGGTTTGAATAATTGCTTTTGCTAGACGAAGAGAAATCTTGCGAGCCTGCTCTTCGGTTGGGGCTGGTAGTGGGTCAATAGCACGCAATTCAGATGACTTATGACCAACGAGGATTTCAGTTGCAACCCATCCATCGCGAAGTTCGCGATAAACACGAATAAGAATCGCGGGGTCACCTTCTTCGGCTGTGATAGAGAAATCGCTATCGGGGATGCCCAAGACGCCTTCACGCATAACGTGTTCAATTTGTCCTCTGGCTGTCCCACCGCTTGAGTCCCATTCAACGAAATCGCCGACAACATCGACGGCGCGGGAATCTTCTTCAATAACATCTTCAACTTCTGCTGGCTCTTCTGGTTCTACACCAAGAAGCATTTCAAGCATTGATTTGCCTTCGCCAAGATATTCATACGATTCGTCAATCTTATCTAGGATTGCTTGAACGACAATAAGAGATTCGCCAGTTACTTCACGGCCTTCTTTAATTGCCTTGATTGCATTTTTGAGATGTTCACGAGCTTCAACGCTGGTGGTTGGGTAGGCAGGATAAGTAACAACTGAGACATCGCCATCTGCCAAAGATACTTCGGTCAGTGTGCGCTCTGTCTTATCCTTGCTCCAGTTTTGACGAATGACGCGGAATGCGAAAGACATCTGGTCAACATCGCCGCGACCAACAAGAGTGTAAATGTCTCGTGCTTCTTGAGTATCTGCAAGTTCTGCATCGAAGCGAAGTCCACGCTCATCTTCGGTCAATGTCAATGTGCCATTCTTGGTACGAGCAAGTGGCAATCCTTCGTGATTGATAAGTAGGCGAACATCTGGCATCTCGCTAAGAGTTTTACGGAATGCGCCAGGTGCGATTCTCTCTTTGAATGGAAGTGGAACGCTGGCATCGTTGAACACCGCTGCGTATCCTGACAACCGCATAACGCCATCTTCTGCTTGGCGTGCTTCGACATCCTGCACAACATAGGTGCGGCGCTCTATCTTTTTCATTTTGCTCCTTGAATCGGCTTCAGCATCAAGAGCATCAATCTGGCGTTGCGCCCAGTTTTGCGCTCTTTCACTGAAATTGGAATCGCCGCCCCAGAGAAGCCAGGCAACCAAGCCTGCTCCTGGATATTCAGCGTGCGAGGGATCACTATTCTTTGGTGCCTGTCCATCTACTTTATGGCGGGCAAACCACGGTGCCATTTTACGAACCTTATTTTCTGAGATTCTTCCTGCTGCCATTTCGCGTGCTTCACGCTTGGTGGCATCAGTTAGGCCATCTCCCCCAAAACCTTCTTCTAAGTATTTCAATCCACGAGCTGCATTATCACTGATGAATTGTGGGACTGAATCTAGTGCGCGAACTTCGCCGCCTGGTTCCATATCCTCAGAGATACTGACTGCGACCATCTGGTCAATTGCATCTTGCTTATTTGTATGGCATCCAATCGTGGTGTAAGAGCCATCAGATTCTTCTTTGACTGTTGCCCATCCGTCGCAATCGTTCTGTGATTCAGATATGTAGTACGGCATTACTCGACTCCATATACAGATTCAGGTGCAGCAGGGTCAATTGTTGAAACTGCCTGCAACTGCGTTGATGGAACTCCAGTGTGCTTGATGGCTGGCATATCAAGTGCCTTCAATACTGCTGACGGATCAAAGCCAACTTGAACAAGTTGAGCAATGATTTCAGCACGCAACTTCATACCGACTTCAGGTGCATCAGCGGCATCAATGTTTTGTAATGGTACTCGATGCTGGTCGCCTGCTTCTCCAAGTGGCGCTAAATCTTCAACAGCGCGAACATCATTGAGCGAGAGGAAGCCTTCACGAAGTCCTTTTGTGTAAGCATCGTAGCGCTCAAGAGTTGTGCCACGAAGTAGAGCATCAAGATTGAACTTAATGAAGCCATCTGATTCTGGCAATAGCGGCGAGAATGCCTGTTCAATGCGCTCAAGTAATGGACGCAGTGAGTGTTGCACGAACGATAGGTTCTGTGCTTCAACTGATGCAAATGACATCGCGCCAGCAACAGGATGACCCAGTAGCGAGACAGGCACGCGGAATAGGCGGGCTATTTCCTCAACCCCGAAGCGTCGTACTTCTAGCAACTGGGCATCGGCTGCGTTGAGCGTGAGCGGCTTGAAAGACGCTCCACCAGTTAGCACGCCGATTTTGCCCGCTCTGTATGGGCCAGTGTGAGTGATGTTCCAATCACGAGCAAGATCTTCAACTTGCTCTAGGGTCATCTCTCCTGGCGCTTCGATAACGCCACCAGGGTTGGCGGCATTGCCAAAATACGAAGCAGCATAAACTTCAGCTGCCATAGCAGAACCAAGTGTTATACGAGCAGCACCGATAGGACCAAGACCAAGTAATTGACCTGGAAGCCTGAAAAGAGGAATGTGAACGATGTCATTTGATGTGAGCAAGAATGAGAAGTTTCCGAAACTATCGCGGATGCGATATTGAATCGGCTCTCCTGGTACTGGTCGCTCAACACGGACATCGCGTGGATTGAGGACATAAAGTTCAAGAACATCGCCCATATCATCCATCACTTTAAGGATGAAAGCATTTCCTTCTAATAAAAGTGATGCGATGACTTGCTCATAGAATTCAAGTCTTGTTGTCTCTGGATTAGGTTGATTGACCCAATTAGGTGTCTCACCATAAACGCTTGCATAAGAGATACGGTTGCGACCACGGCGAACATAGGCTCCAAGCGGTAGGCTTGAAATTGTATCTCCTAGCAGACGAACGCAGGCATACACCGTACTCATTCGCACCGCAGTCTCAGAATTAACATCTACGCCAGCAGGGGACGCATAAGCGGGTCTGCCAGGAATCAGCGGTTCAACGAACTGATTCTCAGCTCGCTTCTCGCCTGTTTTGCGTAGTCGCTTAGATAGACTCATTTCCTGCCTTTTCTGCTAATTGATACCAACCACCATCCCACAGGGTTGATAATCGTGTGAAGTAATCTTCATAACGCTTGCCGATGACATCAAGTGAATAGTTATCAATGGCGTGTTGACGAATCTTTGTTCGATTTAAAGTTTTGACATTTTCTGCAGCGTTGATGAAATCTTGCAAGGTTCGGCAACGATAACCTGTGAAGCCATTGATGTTTGTCTCTGTGAAAGCGCCCCAATCAGTTGTAATCGTTGGAGTTCCACAGGCTTGTGCTTCAATGACAACATTGCCGAAAGGTTCGATATACAGTGTCGGTGCAAAAGTTGCAATCGCACCACCGATAAGTTCTGCTCGTTGCTCAGGTCCAACAGAGCCTATAAATTCGCCGTATCCTTTTTGTTCACCTGGACCTGCAAGAATCAGACGCTTGCCAATACGCTGACAGACTTCTTGAGCAATATGAAACCCTTTGCGATCAATGAGCCTGCCCAAGAAAAGATAATAGTCGCCATCGCCTTTACCAAGCGGGAACATCTCAGGTTCTAAATAGCCAGGAATGACAGTATCGAAGAATTGACCATCGACTGTTGTTGGATTCTTCCAACCAGCATAAATCGAGTGCATCCAAGCGTAGGATTCAAAGACTCTGAAATTGCTAAAGACTCCGCCGTAGCCAACGCCGAACTCCACTGATAGATGCTTGGGGTAGGCATCTGCAATGGGCTTATGAGCTGATCCACCGATAAGACAGATGAAATCACGCTCTTGCACATGGCTCTGCATTAGCCTAATCACATTGGTATTGAAGATTTGCCAGTGCAACGCATTGGTGTCGAAACTTGCCTGTGTGTAGTGGCGGTCTGCCACCGCCTCGGCGCGGCGCTCTTCAGAGATGCAGGTAATCAATTTTGTAACTGGTGCTTCTACTTGCTCACCTGCGTAGAGATAAACTTCGTGACCAAGATTGGTCATCATCATACAAAAGCGCCTGACCTTTTCGGTGTAGGCGCATCCGCTAAATTCTTTTGTTACTTGCGTGTGAGGCAAACTCACAACGTGAAATCTCATAGAATCCCCCGATTCTAAAACTATTCTGTTGGTTGTTCTTCTTCAACAACTGGGGCAGAAAACTTGCCTGTTTCTGGATCATAAATCCAACCAATTCCAGCAGGATTCTCTGGTGTGTATTCAATCAAAGTGCAACCAAGAGCTGCTTCTGTTGCTTCCTTATCGTCAGCCATAATAATGTTGCTGACTACATTTCCACCCATCATTGCATACGTTGCCATTTGTTCTCCTTAGTAATAAAGATAAATTACGCCGTTACCGCCAGCGCCTGATGTTCCAGCGTTGTTTGCCGCTCCGCCGCCACCACCACCATCGCCACCAGCACCGCCATTATTTCCTGAAGCATTAGAACCAGCAGCAATAAATCCGCCACCGCCACCGCCAGCGCCACCTGTATTTGCTGCGGTTGAAGCGCTGCCAGTTCCGCCATTAAATTTATCACCATTACCACCAGCGCCGCCTGTTGCGGTTCCGCTTGGTGTGGCATTTGATAAAAATGCACCACCACCACCGCCGCCAATTAATCCGCGACCGCCTGCACCGCCTGTTGCGTTTGTAGCAGCACCGCCTGTCACTGCGCCTGCACCGCCTCCGCCTGAAACTCCAGCCGCTCCAGCCCCGCCTGTGGTAGTGCCTACAGCGAGGTAAATTCCAGAACCTCCACCACCTGCATAACTTATGCTTCCAGAAGTGCCAGCGCTTGCTCCTGCCGCACCCGTAGGTGCGCCTGTATAACTTATAGCACCTGCAGTTCCGAGGAATCCTCCGCTGGTGTTTGCGTAACCCCCTCCACCTGCGCCGCCCATAATCGCTGCGCTTACTGAGGAAACACCTCCACCTCCTGGATTTCCTCCTCCAGCAATAACCATTCCGTAAATTGTTACTCCGCCACGATTACCGTTAGACCCACTGCCTGATACACCAGTGCCACCTGCACCTACTGTGCAAGTATTGGCAGCATAAGTCCAACCAGCAGAAAATGCTCCTGCACCTCCACCTCCGCCGACATTTGTATGTGCTCCGCCACTACCACCACCACCAATGCAGACTGCATAGACGCGGCGAACACCTGATGGGATTGTTACTGATCCGCTGGATGTGATGGTCTGTTGCAACTTCAATCCATAAGGAGTATCCGAAAAGAGTGAATTGCTGTAGATGTTTACGCTCATTGTTACCTTTCAATACCAAATGTAAAGAATACCTGCGCCGCCTGCGCCGCCAAGTGGAAAACCACCAGTGGTTAAACCACCACCACCACCGCCGCCACCTAAGCCACCTGCACCGCCACCAGAAGTTGTACCATTA